GATAAAGAAGGTAAGTTTACAGGTACACGAGGTGAGATACTCGAAACATTCCAATTCTTATCAGTAGGTAAGAATGCTAAGAACCCTGATGGAACAAATAACTACGCGGTAGACGTAGTCAACGAACGTTCTAGATTTGTATGGATGGTAGAGTTTGACTCTGATCATCTACAAGCCGGTGCTAGTACAGACATCGATAATGGTGATAATTTCACAATGACCAATCGCGCAATCAGAACATTTAACTTCAACGGTGGTGTTAATTCAACGGCGCTAGGAACATCTGAGTTCTTAACAGGCTTTGATCTTTTCGAAGATAAAGACCAAGTTGAAGTAGATTTCTTGATCGCACCTGGCATGACCAGTACAATTGATCAAACAACTGTCGTTAACGATCTCGTCGCTACTGCACAACAAACAAGAAAAGACTGTGTAGTAGTTTCATCACCAGCACGTGATGATATTGTTAACTTAACAAGTGCAGCATCTATCAATACAAACGTGATTGCTACTGCCAACACATTTACGAATTCATCGTATCTAGTAATGGATGGTAATTATCTCAAGACGTATGATAAGTATAATGACCAGTTCATTAGCATTCCTGCTGCATCATCTACTGCAGGTATCATGGCTGCAACTGACACAAACAGGGCCGCTTGGTTCTCACCAGCTGGGTCACGTAGAGGACAATACTTAGGTATTACCGCACTGGCATACAGCCCGAACAAGTCACAGCGAGATGCACTGTATAGAGCAGACATCAATCCGATCGCAAATATTCCTGGCCAAGGGACAATACTCTTCGGCGATAAGACAATGCTTGGAAGACCTTCAGCATTTGATCGAATCAACGTACGAAGATTATTCCTTATCCTCGAAAGAGCGATTGGTAGAGCAGCACAGCAAGTAATGTTCGAGTTTAACGATGAGTTTACTCGTGCAGAATTTGTCAATATCATCGAACCGGTACTTCGCGAGGTCAAAGGCCGTCGCGGTATCACAGACTTTAGAGTAGTCTGCGATGAGACAAACAATACCGCTGCTGTTGTAGATCGAAATGAATTCATCGCAAACATCTTCATCAAACCGGCACGTTCAATCAACTACGTAACGCTTAACTTCGTAGCTGTCAGAACTGGTGTTGACTTTGAAGAAGTTGTTGGCACGGTATAGGAGGTAGTAAATGGCTGTTCTCGGTGTAGATGACTTTAAGTCAAAACTGAGAGGTGGCGGCGCACGTCCTAACCTCTTTCAAGTAACAATCAACTATCCAGGATTTGCTGACGGTGATCCGGAACTCACATCTTTCTTGTGTGAGGCAGCAACTCTACCTGGGTCAACGTTTGGTATCATTCCAGTGTTCTTCCGTGGAAGGATTTTGAAGATGGCCGGTGACCGCACATTCGCTGAATGGGGCACCACAATCATCAATGATACAGACTTTTCAATTCGTAACTCGATTGAACGATGGATGAACGGTATTAACGCACACTCTGCAAATACTGGTCTTACCGCACCAATCGCTTACGAAGCTGACTTGACAGTTGATCAGTTAGATCGTAACGGTGATAAACTCAAGACATACACATTCCGAGGTGCATATCCTCAGGATCTTTCAGAAATCGCAGTGTCATACGCTGACAACGATAATATCGAAAGATTTACGTGTACTTGGGCATATCAATACTTCGAGTCTAACACAACAACTTAAATAAATAAAGGGAGCCGGCAACGGTCGGCTCCCTATCTCTAACTAAGGAATTGAAATGGCTGAATATTCTGGTGCAGGCACCGAAGGCATTAAATTATTTGGATTTGAAATAAAGAAAGCCAAAAGGAAGGAAGAGCAGAAAGCTCCTTCAATTGTTCCGCCGCGAGATGATGAAGGCGGTGGTTACGCTACTGCGTCTGGTTCACACTATGGACAGTATCTGAATCTTGGTGATGACGACTCAAAAGATAATTATCAACTTGTTATGAAGTATCGCGGCAACGCAATGCATCCAGAAGTTGATATGGCGATCGAAGATATTGTAAATGAATCAATCACTGGTTCACAACTCGAACAAACACTTGACATTAATCTAGAAGATGTTGATGCACCCGATAGAATTAAGAAAGTAATTAAAGAGGAGTTTGACTCGATATATGGTATGCTTAACTTCAAAGAGTTAGGCCACGATATATTTCGAAGGTGGTACATAGACGGTAGAATGTTCCATCACTTGATTATTAACGAAGCTAACACAAAAGAAGGTATAGTTGAGATTAGACCTATTGACGCTGCTAAGATGCGTAAGGTTAAAAAAGTTAAGAAGAAAAAAGATCCAGTAACCGGCGCTAGCATTGTTGAAAATACAGAAGAGTTTTTCATTTATCAAGAAAAACCTGGATCATCCACAAGTGGCGTAAAAATGACTAACGATTCTGTTAGCTACGTTACATCTGGATTACTGTCAGAAGATCGAAGAAAGATTATATCATTTATACATAAAGCTTTGAAACCAATCAACCAACTGCGTATGATGGAAGACGCACTGGTAATTTACAGATTGGCTCGTGCACCGGAACGTAGAATTTTTTATATTGACGTAGGTAACTTACCTCGCGGCAAAGCTGAACAATACCTTAAAGACATCATGGCTAAGTATAGAAATAAACTTGTATACGATGCCAAGACTGGTGATATACGCGATGATCGCAAACACATGTCACTGCTCGAAGATTTTTGGCTTCCAAGACGTGAAGGTGGTACAGGTACCTCGATTGAAACACTTCCCGGTGGAGAAAACCTAGGTCAGATTGAGGACGTAATCTTCTTTCAAAAGAAAGTATATAAAGCGCTTAACGTTCCAGTCAACAGGCTAGAGCAAGAAGCACAGTTTAGCTTAGGTCGATCAACAGAAGTTAACCGTGACGAATTAAAGTTTCAAAAGTTTATTGATCGACTACGTATGAGATTTGCACATTTATTCTATGGTATATTGAAAAAGCAACTTATACTAAAAGGTATTATCACTGATGAAGATTGGGAAAACTGGAAGAACGATATTACAGTTGACTATATTCGTGATAATCACTTTACAGAATTACGTGATATGGAAGTATTACGTGAAAGACTACAAACAATGGATATGGTACAACAATATGTAGGTGAGTATTATTCTAAAGAATGGATTCAGAAAAATGTTTTGATGTTATCTGATGAAGATATAGAAAAAATGAAAAAAGAAATACAGGGCGAAAATCCTGGTGAACCAGAGCAACCGGAAGGTGGAGATGATAATGAGTGAAGAACAAGAAATTATTGAACCAAGTTTTGAAGTAACAGACTTGATTCAACATGCTTTAGATCAAGACTATAATAAAGCTAATAAAGTATTCGGGAATATGATGGGTGTCAAAGTGAATGATGTTCTTGATCAAGAACAAGTTAAATTGGCTGATCAAATTTTTAATGGTGCAGAACCAGAGGAAGATGATGAAGAAGACGGTTATAATACCCAAGGCGAACTTGACCTTGAAGCAGAAGGCGAGTTTGAATCGGACGAATCGTATGAAGAGGAAGATGAAGAAGCCGAAGATGTCGAGGAAGATGATTTAACTGACGAAGAACTCGATGATATCATTGACAATATGTCTGATGAAGAGCTCGCTGAATTAGAAGCAGAAATTGATTCAGAAGAAGAGTAAAAAAAATTCAATTAAAGAAATATTTTTTTATAAATAATAAGGTAAAATGAAAACTTTTACAAATATAAGAGAATTAACTGGACGAAAGCCTGAAGGACAATTAGTTGTCAATAAAAAAATAGGCAGAATCCAGGTAATGGTATATAAAGAACGTAACGGTTTTGTCACTTACGTAGATGGTGACAGATTAGATCGTTATAGAAATAAAAATGAAGCCGAAAAGGCTGCAACTGCATTTATTAAGGCACTGAAAAAATGAAACTGATTTCAGAGTACACAGAAAATAATATTGAAGTAATTGTTGAAGCTGCTAAAGACGGCAAAGGCAAAAAATATATTATTGAAGGTGTATTTGCCCAAGCAGAAACAAAGAATCGAAACGGTCGTATATATCCGATGCCAGTTATGGAGAAAGCTGTCAACAAGTATGTTGGTGATCAAGTATCCAAAGGGCGGGCAGTAGGTGAGCTTAATCACCCTGAAGGACCGACCGTTAATCTAGACAAAGTTTCTCACAAGATCGAAAACCTTGAATTAAAAGGCAAAGATGTTGTGGGTAGGGCGACTATTTTGGAAACTCCCATGGGGCAAATCGTTAGAGGTTTGCTTGATGGACAGGTACAATTAGGCGTCTCGACTCGTGGTATGGGAAGTCTGCAAAACAATGGTAACGCAATGGTTGTAAAACCAGATTTTATTCTTAACGCGGTGGATATCGTGCAAGATCCATCAGCACCTAGCGCTTTCGTTAATGGAGTAATGGAAGGTGTTGAATGGGTTTGGAATAACGGAATCATTGAGCAACAGACTATTGAAATGATGGAGACAGAAATCAAGAAAGCTCCAAGAGCTGATCTCTATGAGACACAGGTTCGTGAGTTTAAGAATTTCCTCTCGTTACTCAAATCTAAATGACAAAGGAGTCAATTTAATGACTGAAGATCAATACATTGAAGATCAGGACATTGAACTCCTCGATGATGAGAACGAAGACATCGAGGAAGCAATGGGTCACGATCCTAAAAATGCTGAGGCTCAATCAGTCGCTTCTGTAGACAAAGCAGGTGATGCAACAGGCAGTGCACCAAAGCGTAAGATGGCAGGTGGAACTGCTGCTGACGCAAGTAATGCTGAGCCTATGCCCAAACTAACTAAGATGGGTATGGTCAATGCTATGTACAAGATGAGCAAGAAGATGGATAAGAAAAAGCTAACTGCAGCTTATCATGGTATGAATAAAACCATGAATTCTAGTTATCACATGAATAGCACTTCCGAAGAAGATTTCGATGGACAGCCTATTCTTGATGATTACGCAGTAGATTTTTCTGCAGACATCAATGCTCTATGCGAATCAGAAGCAACACTATCTGAAGAGTTCAAGCAAAGAGTAGAGACAATCTTTGAAGCAGCAATTAAATCAAAGCTGTCAGAAGAGATCGATCGACTTGAAGAAAAATACGACGAGGAGTTATCAGAAGCAGTTGAAGAAACTAAAGCTGATCTCGTTGAGAAAGTCGATTCATATCTTAACTACGTAGTTGAGAGCTGGATGGAAGAAAACAAAGTAGCTGTACAAGCAGGTCTGCGCACTGAAGTATCAGAGAACTTCATGAATAAGTTGAAAGACTTATTTGAAGAGTCTTATATCGAAGTACCAGAAGGCAAAGTTGATCTCGTAGACGACCTTGCTGAACAAGTTGAGGAACTCGAAGAGGCCCTTAACGAGTCTACTGCTGAGAATATTGAGATGACAGAAATGTTAGAAAGCTTTGCACGTGACGAAGACATTCGTGAAGCTTCAACAGGCCTGGCTGAAACTCAATATGAAAAGCTAAAAAGCTTGGTAGCTGAAGTAGACTTCGAAGACTACGATACTTTTGCACAAAAAGTAGACACAGTTAAAGAATCATACTTTACCAAGAAAACAACTGATGTCGTTGATATTGAAGAAGATGCCGACGGTGATACACCTGAAGTAACGTCTGACACAATGGCTCAGTACCTTTCCGCAATCAAGAAAACAAACAAATAATTGGGAGTCCAATAAATGCAAGACGTAATTTCTTACGATAAGTTGATCGAGAAATGGGCGCCGGTACTGAACGAAGAGT